GTCGAGAAGCGTGTGCCACGCGGCAGGTAAGAGGTAACGCACTAACTCTTGCGAGATAGTGTCGCTAGCCCCTTGCAAGTCGATTGTGGCAAGATCCCCGTTAAGAGATACGTTTAGCTAAACGCTGGTTGTACGTCTGATCTTTCAGATTGACGTCAGCGTGTATACGAAGCAATCGTTTTATTTCGCGACCGAAACCCTTCTGTAAAAACGAATTTACATGAGGCTCCTTAGCGATTATTCGATCGGTCTTCGCATTCTTTGGCACGAACACGATCTCGTTTCCTCTGACGATATTCATCATCTCCCTGGTAAGGGAGACGGGAATACTAGGAAACTCATCAGTTTGCAACTGACAGTTTACCCAGGAGGGCGTGCTGTTAATACAGCAGTGACCCATGACGAGAGAATTACTCGTTACGTCAAGTTTAGCTTTAAACTTGATATAGGCTGATGTACGACTACCTGAAGCTGCCGAAGTAGCACCAGGTCCCCATCCAAATCCGCTTGAAATCCTCTCCAAATCGGGGGTCCTCAGAACATAACTTATTTTTCGACGTGCGAGCTTGAAAATAGCCAACATCGTCGGGTCCCATAAGGATGGGTCCAGTTCTAGTTCTTTGAACCTTTGATTCGTCGATTTGCAAGCGTCCTCAAACTTGAAGAACGATTCGATAGCTTTGCCTTTCGGATCCAAATCCTCGTGAGAGAAATCTGGATATTTGGACAGAAACTTCGTGACAAGATAATCATCGGCAAACGCTTTCGCGCTGCTGTAATTATCAGGGTTGACTTCAAGGTTAACTAATTGCGCATATTCACCGTTTTTCAACAGTAAGTGCGCAGCTAGCGATCTCGGAGTATCAACTGCTTCAAAAACATTTGAGGAAACAGACAACAACATCTCTTTCGAGATGGTACGAGGTACGGGATTTAATCGCCGTACTAACTCCTGCTTGTGCATGAGTACCTTTCTTACGTTATCGTGAGAGGGTGCGGCTTCACAACCAAACCCTAGGGTTTAGTAAATGAAGTCGAGGTCGTGCACTTGCAACGTGACGATCGCCTCATCGATCAGATCTCGCATTTGTGCAAGCACGTCCTTTCGCTCCTGTTGGGAGCTACGGTCGTGCATGACGAGTTCGAGACTGGCCAAGTTGGTATACGCCACGGAGTAAGGACCGTACGCTGCTGTCTGCTCGAGGACAGGACACTCGAGCTTCCAAGAGAGTTTATTGCTCCTGGCTTGTTTGTTAGCATTCCGCTGCACCAGTGTCAGTCGATTCTGTCCCGCGAACACGGCTTGCGTCGAGTCGCGCCACAGAATTAGGCTGTTGTCACTGGTGGGTTGCAGTTTGTACAAACGGTTGACGGGCGTTGTCGCCGCATCAGAGAGGGTAATGTTAGCACGTTGGCCCATTACGGTTTCCTAAGGGTTAAGATTTAAAGGCAGGATATCCTACCTCTATGCTCTCCGGAGGAAGAGACTTTGTAGTAATGCAATGGCGTTAAGGGCTTTTCCAAGCCCATAGTCCGCCCCATTACCGAACGGGTTTCGAACTTCCGGTAGCGAAGTCATCGGAAAATCAATCAAACCACTCCTTGTCATAGACAAAGCTTGGTAAGACTGTTTCAACGGCGGCCCCGAGTAGTAGGAAATTCGGCCCGGACCCCGTACGTATGCAGGATTCGGCGTGACCACGTTTTGCGTGTCCACGAAGCGTCTTTCAGACTTATAGCCGGTGTAGAAAATTAATCCTACAGTAGCCGTAAGGCTCTTCAGATACTCGCCGATCGGCCAAAACCAATCGGCCACGAAAGAGCCGGGGACAAGTTCCCAAGCCACCTCTAGAGGATTATCAATCCCTAGCTGTGAGAACGTGTTTAACTCCCCGCCCTGGAGTTTGTAAGCGCAACCGTACGTAACCCATCGCGCATCGTTAGATGTGCGTGTAATAGGGTGTTGTTCGATTGCGACGGTTGATTTCACAGTCTTCACAGACTGTGTCTTCGCCCGCCCTGTCACGTGATGAATTGCGTGACTCTTCCTGTACGCTATCTCTGCCAACGCTTGCGCGTGACCATAGACATCGAACAGAAGTGGCTTCCAGGCATACGAGTATTCCAACATCGTGTCGGCGGCAAAGTCACTTACGTGACTTTGCGTACCGTAACGGCGAACAGTAGAGCTCTCTCCATAGAGATGTTCTTGCGCATCGCGGCTTTTGGCCGCTTTATACCGCTTGTTAAAGCGTTTGCGCTGTTTCACCGTAGTGGACGTTAGCCCAAGTACCGATGTGAATCCCATGAAATCGCCGCGTCTAAGAGCCTTCACAGACTCATAGATCCTCTTCGCAGTTTTTGCGAGGTGGTCAGCCGTTTTGTGCATTTCCGCAGCAGTAACTAAGGTATTGACTTTCGTCTCACTTAATTGCTTCCTAAGATTTGCTATGGCCCTTTGGGAGGGGTCATCGGCTTCGGCGACATTTGTGGCTAACGCGCTAAATGACGAGACGTTTTGGTAAAGCGTCCAGTCATCATAGTAAGTTGGTGAGGCTGCATCCACGTAATTGCTTTTCCAAATTCCTTGTGGGTCACTTAAGACTACTTGGATTTTGTAATAAGGGTTATTTGGAAGGTACATCCTCTTACGGATCATCTCTCGATAATCCGGCGTTACCACGGAACTGGTCACTCGATCTCGTTGTAGTGAGGTTAACGTTGCCCCTAACGTGTCATGATCTAACTTTCCACGAAGATAACAGATTTCTCTGTATCTAAACGTTGAAAGCAGATGTTCATCCGGCAAGGGCATAAATTAACTCCACTAACTTCAAGATTAAATAGAACCAGCCATAAAAATCGGTATCTTGCGATACCTGGCTTATGAAACCAGCCCCCATCAAACCGGTGGGAGATGTGCCATTTCCCGTAGGGAATCTACATACGCGAGCAAGTCCTCGTCAGAAAGACCTGAAGCTTCTTCGTTCGTCATTGGCACGGTTAACCCGTGCTTTCTGGCTACGATTCGGCTAAAGATCACAAACTGTGCGAGAAGCAGGTCGCGTCTGAAGGGGTTCGCTTTTGGCGTTCCATTTCCTTGGGGCATGACATATCTCCTTAAAGGTTGGGGGGGTAGTAGATAGCGTCAC